TTTAACCCAATTATTGTGGGCGGTTCGGGCGGAGGCGGAACAGACCCGGAGGAGACGCCGAACTTGTATATTACAGTCGAGACGTATATTAATGCCGGAACAGAATCACTGGATATGTCTGGGCCCAACGGGGTCAGATGGAGCGCTCCGTGGAAGAGTGTTGACACAGGTTACACATATTATCTATTTGTCAACCGATATGGAACGTACACATTCGAAAAAGATGATGGCAGAGAAGGAGTGTCCACATCAAAGGTGACGTTCGAAAAGGGTGGATCAACCAAGCAAACAGTAAGTATTTAAAGATTGCCATGTGATGCAATGGAAAGGAGCAGAAGATGCCGGGAAGTATGCTGGCGGCCGACCTTAATTTTCCCACGTTTACAGCGGGAGAGAGCAGCGAGGCGAAGCTGGACAGGGTGACCAACTATCTGTATATGCTGTTGGAGCAGCTGCGCTATACCCTGAACAACCTGGGGGCAGGGAACTGGAACGAAGCGGAGCTGGCGGGGCTGGGCGTGACCATCACGGAGCCGGTGTATCTGAAACTGGAGAGCCTGGAGGGAAACCTGCTGGACCTGTCCGCCGACACGGACGGGATCCGGGCCAGGGTGGAGAACGTGGAGGGGGATGTGGCCGGGCTGACCCTGACGGCGGGCCAGCTATCCACCCGGGTCTCTGACGCAGAAAAGAATGTGTCCAAAGTGGACCAGTATGCCCGGAGCATCTCCCTCTCGGTCTCCAACGGGAGCACCAGCAGCACAGTGAAGCTGCTGGCCGGCGGGGTGTCCATCGCAAGCCAGGTCATCAGCATGAGCGGACTGGTCACCTACACGGGGCTGTCCGGCGGGACCACCACCATCGATGGGGCGTGCATCAAGACTGGAACGATTTCCGCCGACCGACTGGATCTGACTGGTGCAATCACCTTTTCAGACCTATCCTCCAGCGTCAAAAATGACATCAGCAACGCCTACTCTATGGCAGAGGAGGCCCAGTCTATGGCCCAAGGGGTGGAGAACACGGTGGACAGGTGGGTCTATCCGGGAACCACCCACATTGATGGGGAGATGATTGAGACGGGCACAGTCCGAGCCTCTACATTGGAGGGAGGGGAGATCAACCTTCTGGATGGGCGTGGACGGACAGCTGGGAGCCTGACGTTGACAGGCGCATCCTCCTACAACGGACGGGCCCTGACCATCGACAGCGGGGCCGTGGCCATCATGGCAAACTACGGTGCCGTATACATGGAGGCGGGAGACGGGGGGTATATGCAGCTGACGGCTGAGGCCTCCTTTGGAGCGGACATCCGTTCGTCCCGGTCTGGGACGTACTCCTGTGGGACCTCCGGCTATCCATGGTCAGATGTGTACGCCAACAACTCCACCATCCAGACGTCGGACCGGAACCGGAAAAACAGCATCGAGTCACTGCCGGAAAAGTATTTGACCATGATGTCCAAGGTGGAGCCGGTGCGGTACAAGCTGAATGATGGGACCTCTGGCCGATACCATGTGGGATTCATTGCCCAGGATGTGGAGGCTGCTATGCAGGCGGCGGGGGTGGACTCTGTGGAGTTTGGAGGGTTCATTAAGGCAAAAGACGAGGACGGGAACGACCTCTATATGCTTCGGTACAGCGAATTTCTGGCTATCCTGTGGGCCAGGCTCCAGAGGCTGGAGAAACAGGTGAAAGGAGAAGCGGCATGAACGAGATCCAGACGGAGATCCGAGAAGCACTGATGCTGGTGCAGGAGATCCCGGTGTGCCGGGAGAATGTGGAGCGGATGGCTCTGGCTAAGGGCCGGCTGGGTAGGGCATTTGAACTGGCAGGCCAGGCGGAACAGAGGGAGGCGGCGGAGGATGGGGAGTAACGCAGTTCCGACGCTTCCCAGCGCCGGAGGGCGTGGGCGGTTCCGCCTGTCCCAGTTTGGCGGATACGACCACAGGCTGGGGGCGCAGGACGGGTACATCTGGGACATGGAGAACCTGACCGGGGACCATGCTCCGGTATTGGCTTCCCGGCCTCCCAGGTGGACGGTTACCACGGTGGCAAAGCCCAACGGCCTGTTCTGCGCGGGGAAGCGCTTCCTGGTGGACGGGACGCGGCTGCTGGTAGATGGGGTGGAAAAGGGCACGGTAGTAGACAGCCAAAAGCTCTTCGCGGCCCTGAGCGGCCGGGTTGTGATCTGGCCGGATAAGGTGGTATACACCACGGACGGAAAACTGGAGCGGCTGGAGGCGGAGTATTCTGCAAAAGGGCTGGTGTTTGGAGACGGGACCTTTGCCGGGAAGCCGGCCAAGGCCAACAGCATCACCACCACGGGGGCAGTGTTCCCCTTCCGGGCCGGGGATGGAGTGACGATTTCTGGGTGCGCTGAGGCGAAGAACAACCTGACCCTGATCGTCCGGGAGATCAGCGAGGACGGCAAGACCCTGCGGTTCTATGAGAACAGCTTTACGCTGGGCTCCGGGTCCGTGACGGAGGCGGGAACGGTAACCCTCCAGCGAAGCGTCCCGGACTTTGATGTGATGTGCTCTGATGACAACCGCCTGTGGGGAGGCAAGGGGGACACCATCTGGTGCAGCAAGCTGGGGGATCCGTACAACTGGAATGTGTTCGATGGGGTGAGCACCGACGCCTGGAGCGTGGATACTGGAACACCAGGGAACTTTACAGCCTGTACCAGCTTCCTGGGGTATCCGGTATTCTTCAAGGAGGACAAGGTATTTAAAGTCTATGGAGACCGGCCCACCAACTATCAGGTGATGGCAAGCGCCACGCTGGGCGTGAGCGCCGGGAGCGGGAAGAGCCTGGCGGTGGCGGGAGAGACCCTGTTCTATCTGTCCCGGGCAGGGATCGTGGCCTATTCCGGCGGGATCCCGCGAAGCATATCAGCGCCCTTCGGCACGGCGCGCTATCGGAACGCCGTGGGGGGGAGCGACGGGATGAAATACTACGTCTCTATGGAGGACGACAACGGGGAATGGTCGCTATTTGTCTATGACCCGGCCCTGGGTGTCTGGCACCGGGAGGACAGCACCAGACTGGTGGCGGCGGACTATCTGGGCGGGGTGAATGGCCTGACGGCGGATGGGCGGCTGCTTCTGCTGGGCAGGCCGTCGGAGGTCCCAGAGGGGTGTGTACAGGATGGGGCTGTTCGGAGCTGGGTGGAGTTTGGAGACATTCCTATGGACAGCTTCGACAGCAAGTATCCGGTGCGGCTGTGGCTGCGGCTGTCATCTGACACGGCGGTTACAGTTGCAGCAGAGATCCAGTATGACGGAGGATCATGGGAGACGGTGGATGCAGTGAAGGGCGGGAGTATGGACCGGTTCTATTTATCCTGCCCAGTACAGCGGTGTGACCACTTCCGCCTGCGGTTGTCTGCGGATGGATCGTGGCGGCTGTGGAGCCTTGAGGTGGAGTTATATGACGGCTCCTATGTGAGAAAGTGAGGCGCAGATATGGCGATCAACAGAAAATATAGCAGTGGGGCAGATGGTGTCCTGCTCAACGACCGAGATCTGGATGAGATCCGGAAGTACGGCCAGGCGTGGAACGAGGCCAGCCAGCGGGGGGACAAGGCCGGGATGCAGGCGGCCCATGACGCGGCGGAGGCCATCCGGGGGAAGTACAACTACTCCGGCGGCGCGGCGGGGAATGAGTACATCGGGCTGGGCAAGAAGAACCAGAGCAACATCGCGGGCCGGCCCACCAAGGTGGACACGGAGAAATTTACCTATGAGAGCGCGCCGTCCTACACCAGCAAGTATCAGGGGGAGATCGATGAGCTGCTGGGGTCCATCCTGAACCGGGAGGACTTCTCCTATGACCCGGATACCGACCCGCTGTACGCCTCCTATCAGAAGCAGTACACCCGGGAGGGGCAGCGAGCCAACGCGGACGCCATGGGGCAGGCGGCGGCCATGACCGGCGGGATGCCCTCCACCGCGGCGGTGGCGGCCGGACAGCAGGCGGGGAACTACTACGCCGCCAAGATGACGGACAAGATCCCGGAGCTTCAGCAGCTGGCCTACTCCATGTACCGGGACGAGGGAGACAATATGCGGCTGAACATGGAGATGCTGACCGCCCTGGAGCAGGGGGACTACAACAAGTACCTGAACGCCCTGAACCAGTACAATACGGACCGGAACTTTGCCTATGGGACCTTCCAGGACCAGAGGAATTATGAGTACCAGCTGGACCGAGACTATGCCAATGACCTGCGCTATGACCAGGAATGGAACTATGGTGTGGGCCGGGACCAGGTGAATGACAGCCGGTACGACAGGGAGTGGCAGCACCAGCTGGACCGGGAGGCCATCGAGGACCAGCGGTATCAGCAGGAGTGGGACTATCAGGTTCAGCAGGACGCACTGGCCCGAGCCGCCCGTGAGGTCAGATCCAGACGGAGCGGAGGAGAGGACTATGAGGAAGAGGACAGAGACAAGGAGGCCAGCGGAGAGGAGACCGATGTTCCTGTGGACCTGAACTCTGTGATCCAGCTGGGATACGGTCCTGTCAGCGACGAGTATCTGCTTCAGCTGGAGGCGGAGGGAGCGATCGAGAGCTATGTGGAGGACGGCAAGAGAAAGTTTCGAAAAAAAGAAGGAGGCCGCTCGGGCGGCTTTGTGATCCCGGGACTGGATTCAATGTTGGGGGTGCGGTAAATGGCGCTGGACGATTTCTCCAAGGGCTATTATGAGAAAAGACGGGCGATGATGGGCCGGGCGCCGGTGCAGGACAGCGGCGATGTGATGCGGAAAGTCAACAAGCAGGTCTATCAGGCAGAGCGGAGCCGCCCAGTCCTGGAGCAGGCGGCCGCGGAGATGCAGACGGAGGGCCGGGAGAGGTCCATTGGAGAGCGGATCGGAAAGACCGTCTCCGGCGCGGCGAAATCCTACCTCTCCTCCCTGACCAACGCAGGCGGAGACGCGGCGCGGACACAGGGTGGGCTGTGGCGTGATTTTACCCGGGACAGCGTGCGGGAATGGCAGCAGGAGATCGACCGCTGGGAGCGGGATCTGTCTGCGTGGCGCGCGGATGGGAGCCTCACCCGGGAAGAGGAGGAAGACCTGACCGGAATGATCCAGGCCAACCGGGAAAAGATCGCCACCTATACCATGGCCCAGGAAGGGAGAAGAGGGTCGGCTGAGGCGGCCCGCGGCCTGGCGGATCAGATCGCCCTGTCCGGGGCGCGCGACACCGACCAGGCGAAGGAGGGCATTGGGGCAGCAGGCCAGTTTGCGGTGGATTCCGGGACTGGCCTGGTCCATCTGGCTGGGGACATTGGCCTTGGGGCGATGACCGGCGGAGCCGCTGCGATTCCCCTTGCGGTCCGAAGTTACGGAGGAAGTTCTCAGAAGGCACGACTGGAGGGAGCGAACGACGACCGGGCGGCGCTCTATGGACTGACAAGCGCGGCAATGGAGGTCGCAACGGGGATGCTGGGCAACGTGGGCCGGATCAATTCCAAGTTCTTCGGCGGCGGCGCGGTGGACGATGTAGTGGAGGGAATGGTCCGTGCGCTGGAACGAAAGGGCGGCGGGAAGCTGAGCCGGGCGTTGCTGAACCGGGCGGGCACTGCGGCGGCAGGCTTTGTGACAGAGGGCGCGGAGGAGGCGCTGTCCGCAATCATCGACCCCTTCCTTCGTCGTGCGATCTACTCCGATGATCCACTGGACGCAGGCGAGATTTTGGGTGACGCCCTGTATGATTTTGCTGTCGGCGGCGCGGTGGGCGGCATTGCAGGCGGGATCGGCGGGACAGACACCACAAGAGGGCTGAGGAGTGCGGAGCGGAATGCAGATGCGGCCATTGACCGGGCCTACGATGCAATGGGAAGCGCCGGCCCCTGGTCCCCCGCGGCTGCGGAGGCGGTAAGAGAGGCCAACGGCCTTCTGGAGCAGGCGGCATGGGCGGCGGCGGAGACGGACGGGATCTCCGGCAAGGCGGCGGACCGGATCCTGAGGGACGAGAGCGCTCTGGAGCAGCTGCGGCAGCAGACGGGGCTGGAGCTTTCCAACGACATGACCCAGTCAGAGCGCCGGGCGGCGGTGAAGCAGGCTGCGAACTGGCTTGCTGTCCTCCAGAAGGAGCAGGGACAGGCGGGCGTCCGGGCCGTGGAGGGAAAGAGAGAGTCTGTCCGTGAGGAACGGCGGGCC